TAGCAGATGCCGCGCCCCGCAAGCCTGTAGCAGATGCCGCGCCCTGCGAGCCTGTAGCAGATGCCGCGCCCTGCGAGCCTGTAGCATATGCCGCGCCCCGCCAGCCTGTAGCATGTTCGGAGTTTTCCGGGATGGCTTTCTCCATCGTGTACTCAACGGCAGCCTTTACAAGCCCAGCAATGCCGATTTCTGCTTTCACAGCAATCTTTTTGCCGCAGCGCTTGCTATCTTCGTTGCTTTTTTTATCGCTCACATCGTCCAAATCCACCTCACAGTAGCGGCTCATGTCGCCGGGGGCGTAGTATTCAAATACATCCAACGGGTACTCGCAGGCGTGGAAGCCTTTCTCGCACAGTTCAGCGGTAGGTTCCTCGTAGGTCTTGCCGATTTCGTACTGGAAATCACGGCATTTGAGATCTTTGTCAAAGCCTTTATACATTTTCATGAACGTTTTCCTCCTTCTTAAGAATCAGCCCGCACAGGGCGTTGAGCGCCAGCGTAGAGCCGACGATGGTGGGGATGTTGAGAGAACCGAGCGCAGCCAGCAGCAGCACCAAATCTGCGGTGATTGCCAGCTTGACGGCGGCGCGTTTCAGTGATACAATGTTCATGTAATACTTTTCCTTTCTGTTCTTGCCGCGTCGGTGCGCCAACACCGACGCGGCGTTTTTTTGTTCAGCATAAAAGGCTTGCGATCTGCTCACAGGTCAAATTGCGGATGCTGCCATAGTGCATCCATACCCAGCCGCGGGAGCGACCAAGAATCTTTGCGACCTTTCCAGGGCCGAAAAGAATCTCACCGGGGTAAAGCTCGGCAGCGCGGGCGCGGACGGTGACAAGGGTGTCACGGTAGAGGGGTTTTTCACGGGGCATGGGGAACCTCCTTGCGGGTTGTATCCTGACCGCTGTATAATGGAGCGGGAGGAGGTGAAAAGATGGATGTCGGAAATCTGCGGAACGCTGTAAACAATTTTGCGTGTGATGCCAAAGCGCGGAAAGCGGACGGCGAACCTGTAACGGCAGGGGAGCTGAACACAGCGATTGACGAGGCTGTAAAGTTGTTTAGAAAGCTGGTTGAACAGCTGGAAAAGAACTAGCTGTCTTCTTCGCTGTACCGGATTTCGTTGCAGATGGAGACCATCAGGGAAATGTGCTTGTCCAGCTGGTCACCCTCTGCGGTTTCGCTCTTTTTGGCGAGCAGTTCCAGCTGCTTGTCAAGAAGGGCGATTCTTTCTTGTGGGGTCATGTGGGTTACTCCTTTCTTTCTCGGATAAGCGCATCAAGAGCCGCTTTTACACGGCGTTCCGCGTCTTTAGGTTTTCTAATTCCGCTCAATAATTTGCTCATGTATTCAGGGGAACAACCAAAAGACGCTGCCAACTCTCGAATCTCAAATCCATAGACATGCAACTTACCAACGACTTCACCTGTCCATTTCGGTTTCAAGAAAAAACCTCCTTTCTTTGTACAAGCACTTGAACTTTTACCGTTTGTATGCTATTATGGTGTTGCGAAATACTATAAAGTGCCAAACGGCCGAGCTTTCTATGTTGTACTTTAGCGTTTCTAAAGTTCTGCTCGGTGAACTTTACTAATACAGTATAGTACAAGTGACAGAACTTTTCAAGTGCTTTTAGTTCAACTGACAGAACTTTGTCGTTTTGCACAAATAGGATGGTGACTATTTGTGTTTTATCCTAGATTTGTACAGTTGTGCGAACAAAAAGATGTAAAAAAGACACGCGCACTACTTGATGCAGGACTGCCAAAATCAGCGGCAAAATATTGGGAAGAGGCATATAACAAAGGCATTGACAGCAAACCTACTACGCAAAACGCCGTTAAACTTGCTAATTACTTCGGCGTAACCGTTGACTACCTTTTAAACGCAGAAAAAGAAAACGCCCCCGGCAGTGATGCCGAGAGCGAGATTGAAAAAGCGCTGGCGCAGGCCACGCCTACGCAGCGGGAACTAATAAGCAGTATTTTGGATATGAATGAGAATCAGCTCCTTTTTGTAAAGGAGCTGGTGGACAAGGCAAAAAAGCTGGTGAAGTGATGGACACAAATACATTTATGTCTGCTGCGGCACTAGCGGTATCTTTTATTGCTGCGGTAGGGCCGACAACATGGGCAATTATCCGCTATTATAAAGACAAGCGAGTGGAGTACGCAAGAAAAGCAGCAGACATTTATTATAAGGCGTTGACAAAGGCAAATTGCTTAGATGTACCACTCGACAGCCAAGAGCTTACCTATGCGTCTTTGATGCTGGAAGCTGCTATTGGGCATAAAGATGAAATAGATATTGCAAAAATGGCTATCATAAAATACAGAGCTGCCCCGACAGGCGAAATGCGCGACAAAAAGGCAAAAGCCGTTGGGGATCTGCTTGCTGTAATAGGCGAAGCCATTAAGAGCTGAGAAACCAGAAGGCCACACAGCCGATGGGGTAGACAATAAGCCACAGAACCAAATACACAAACGGAATATAGTAAAAGAATGTGTGCTTACCATTTTGCCAATCTCGGAGCACTTCATCGACAAGCCACGAAAACGGAAACACGATGCTGCAAATTGCGCCGAGAATGGCGGAAAGCATAAAGGCAAAAAGCACATAATCATGCAGTGAAAGCATTGCTGTTTTCTCCTTTTAAGTTGTTAAGTATGTATTCGAGTTGTTTGTCAGTCAATTTCATTATATCACGAATCAGCGATAATTTCAACTCTGCATTTTCCATAATCCAATTTCCTCCTCAAATGACTAATACAACTATAGCACAACCTGCGGTTGTATTCCATTGACATATTAAACAAATCGGTTGTCAATATTTTGTGGTACGAATTATCGGACGCTTTCTCTTTCTGGTTCTGCCGTGATGGGCGTGCGGCGGCTCTGGCACTTTGCACATATCGTAGCTCCTTTTGTTAAAAGTGTACTACGCTCACAATAGGCTTTTTGTCAAACCGTGTAAATAACCAGAAAAGAAAATGCGATACATGACGGAATATATCAGCTTACGGGGGTGAATGGGCTTGGATGCGTCGTACATAAAAACGCTGATGGAGCGAGAAAATATCACGCAAGCAGAACTTGCGAGATTGACTGACATACCGCAGGGGACATTATCGAGAATTTTAAACGGCACAACAGACTGCCCGACATTTGCCAATGTTACGGCCATTGTAAAAGCGCTGCATGGGAGTCTTGATGTGATGGCCGGAATCGTAGACGAGCCGAACGACAAGCCGATGACGATGACCGAACGGGAGCTATACGAGAAACTGATCGCAGACAAGGAACGGCAGCTGCGCAGTATAAACGGCATATTGGAACAGAAACAACAATGGATGCGGAAGCTGTGGCGACTGCTGATCGTGATGATAGCAGTTGTCGGCGTGATGCTGGTGCTTGATGTTTCGATTGGGTCGGTTGGATTTGTGAGGTACTAAAAACATGAAAAAGAGGGAATATCGGCATGGATTAAATAAATACAAACTAACAAGAGATTATATCAAAATGGCTTGTATAAGTGTGCTTTGCATCCTTGCCGTGCTTTTAGCTTTATCCGCGTTTTTATACCTCATAATGGAAGATGGGGAGAAAACATTAGACGGATATACGAAAATGCTATTTAATGTTTATGTGTTTACATTTGGCCCTGCATATACGCTTGCGCTGCCGTTTCTTTGTGCAGAAGCAAATATGCGATGCCCAGAAACGAAGTGTTGGGGAAGTTTCAACGCTGATGGATTTGTCGCATTTGTATTTATATGGGGAGCCTTTCTTATTGGGTGTTTCAAAATTAAGGATGAATGGGCTTGGCTTTTATTTTTAATTATAGCTGTTGTGGCATCGGATAAATTTTTGGAGCATAGCGCAAATTTATATGATTTAGTAGAATACATTGAAGCCGTGAGTATCGCAACAGGAGAGAGACTGAAATACAATCCCAATAGTACCAACGAACAAACGATATATCAGCTAGATAGTATTGTTAGGAGACGCAAAGATATTGACCCGGATTTTGAGCCTATTTATCTTCAAGATTTAGAGGGCAAGGCTTATGAGGAAGCTAAAGCCAAACTACGAGTAAAATAAAAAAGCCCCTGCCGGTGGGTCGAGCACCGGCAAGGGCAAAGGGTGTCAGCGTTAAGCTGGCATCTTTTAGTATATAGCGATTTTAGGAGGGTGTCAACATGGCAAGAGCAAAAGCGCGGGCCGATGGGCTGATTGAACGAACAAAAACCTATGACGGCAAGCGGGTACACTTTTACGGCAAGACCGCGAAAGAGGTCGCCGCAAAAATTGACGAGTACGAACGCCAGCGGGAGGCAGCGAAAGAGAACGGCCCGCTGTTTGAGGATGTGGCCTGTGAATGGTGGGAGACCCATTCAAAAAATATCAAGACCGGTGCGGAAAGAGCCTACAAGGGAAGCTACAAGGCAGCGCTGGAAGAGTTTAGCGGGTATCGCATGAAAGAGATAACGCCCGCGCTGGTGTCGCTGTGGGGAGAAAAATTCAAGGCCGCAGGGTATGCAGGGAAGACGGCAAGCAACGCCCGGAGCGTGTTGTCTTGTGTATTCAAGTTTTGGTGCATTAGGGATGGGGAGACGTACAACCCAGTGACGGTGACAGACCTGCCGCGAGGGATGAAGAAAGAGCGCCGGGAGCCGCCGACGGAGGAGCAGCTGGAGATCGTCAAGGCGCACCCGGAGGGGTTCGGGCTGTGTGCCTGGCTGTTCATGTACACCGGTTGCCGATTGGGCGAAGTGCTGGCGCTGCAATGGGGGGATGTGGATTTTGAGAACGGCAGAATCAGCATAAGCAAAGAAGTGGCTTGGGTGCATAATCAGCCGATAGTGCAGATGCCAAAGACAGCAAGCGGCGTGCGTTCCGTTCTTCTGCTGTCGCCGCTGCGGAGCGTGCTGGAGCCGCTGCGCGGAGCGGATAGTGATTATATACTGGGCGGCGAAAAGCCGCTGACAGGCACAGCATATCAGCGCAGATGGGCTTACTACTGCAAGGACGTGGGCATGGCACATTATACCGTGCAGGCGCGGAAGAACAAGCACCGGGGCAAGGTGTACGAAACCGCGGTGAAGGTTTGGAAGGCAGATGTCACGGCGCACCAATTCCGGCACGAATACGCATCTATGCTGTATGAAGCTGGAATAGGCGAGTTGGAAGCGCAACGCCTGATGGGGCATTCTGACATTACGACAACACGGCGTGTATATACACATATACGGGAACGCCAGCTCGATACAGCGGGCGCGGCACTGGAAAAATTTATAAGCGATAAAACGATATAATTGAAGCCCGGTTTCGTGAGAAATCGGGCTGCTTTTTTACGACGTTTTTACGACGGCTTGCGAAAATAAAAGCGTTTACGACGCATTTACGACGCGAAAAACAACGTATTTGAACATGTAAAAACATTGAAAAACATAGAAAAAGAGCGTATCTACGTTTGCGATTCGTAGATACGCTCTTTTTGATTTGGTGCGGCTAACAGGACTTGAACCTGTTTAAATGTTCGATGTATCGTTGATAATACGGTTTTATACGACACAAATACGACGCCTCAAACGAATAAATCAACGATGGCTTGCAGCTGGTCGGGGTCACGGTCATCGTTGTCGATGGCGAGCTGCAAAAGCTGCGTAAAGCTGTCGGCGAAGTGCTGGGCGGCGTAGTCGAAAATGTCTGCCGGGTCTTGATGGAAGGCCCACGAAACATCAATACCGCCGTTGGCATTGTCGCAGGATTCCTGCCAGCCGTGGCCGTTTGTGGTGATGTAGGGCTTGCGGGGGTCAAGCTCTGACCAGTCGGCAGAACAGCGGGCAAAATCGTTGCAGTCGTTGAGATAGGCGTAGTAAGTCATGTTTTAAACCTCCTATTTTTCATATATATTTATTGTAGCACGGTGCGGGCCGATATTCAATCGTAGATTTCATTGAACCAGAGCGGGCCGAAGCGGTAGGAAATCACGTAAGACGGATGCAGGCGGGCGCTGTCGGAGGCGGAAACCAGGCGAGCGCTCAACATGGTGGCACGGCATCCGGCGGCGAAAGATGCCGCCAGCGCGGTGGCGATGATGGTGGATAGAATAAATTTCTTCATGGTGGTTACTCCTTGTTTGCCCGGCGAATGATCTCGGCCAGGATTTTGTGACGGTTGGCAGGCGTGGCGGGAAGCATCCAGTCGAAGTCCATCACCATTCGCGGCTCGGTGGGGTGGCGTTTCTCGGTGGGGTTGTATCGTCCCCAACATCCGGCGGAGTCGGTGGCATACACGTTAACAGCCCAGTAAGAGGGCAGAGGGGCGGGGGTATAGCCTGCCTTGTACCAGATGTTAGGCAGGCTGTGCTTGCTGCCGCCGTTGGTGCAGGCGGTAAACTCCACGCCGATTCGCTCACCGCGTGGTGTGGCGCCTTCCAGCTCGTACAGGGTGCGAGTGGCGGCGAGGTGGTCGATGTTTTTAATTCCGGTAATCATGGGTATTTGCTCCTTTCAGATTTTGGGTTATGGGGCGGGGCTGCTTTGCGCTGTGCAGCCCCGCGAGAGTTTCAGCGGTGGACAAGTCCATAATAGAAGTACTGCAGGCCGTGACGGACAAAAGCCATATATAGCAGCCCTTGTGCATCGCTGCTGTGCGGTTCGCCCATCAAAAAACCATCATGACCATCGCGGCGCAGATCGCGCGGCAGGCTGTACGGAGGCAGGCAGTTATAAAAATCGTCATAGATTTCTGCGGTGATAGCCTGACCGGGGCGGGCGTTAAAAACTCCGGTGCGTTCCCAATCCTGCCGGGTGTAGGTGTCGGCGGTGGGCCGGTCAGCGGCTAGGTCGCAATAGTGGTTGAACATCAGGCGGGCGTCCTCCGGGTCGTGAGTGCGGTAGCACTCGATTTCCAGGCCATCGGGGTACATGGCCACAACTTCGATATAGCCACATTCGGCGGTGAGGTCTGCCGCGTCTATGATGATCTTGCGGCCCTGCCAGGTGGTTTCGGTGTGGTGTAGGGTTTTCATGGTTGTTTGCTCCTTTCAGCATTTAGAGGTATCAGTCAAGACGGTTTCACCGTTGATCTTTACGGTGATCGTCTCGATGTTGGTGTTGCGGTCCTGGGTGCTGCGGTACTCGCACCATTCTAAAATCTGTTCTCTAGTCATTGCTTATTGCTCCTTTTCTTTTTTAGTAGCGGGATGCCGTCGCTTTACTGTGCGGCGGCTCAAGGTATCAGGCGGGGATCGTTTCGCGGCTGTTGGTCTGGTAGCTGGTGCCGTTGTACTTCTGGTAGATTTCTTCATAAGATGCGCGACGGTTGCGGCGGCTGCTGTCGCCTGCCGGGTGCCAGTAGTATTTGCAGCGGTTAGCAGACCAGCGGAAACCGAGCTTTTCGAGGGTGTGCAACCACTTGTGGCTACTGTCGGCCCAGATCCAAGAGCCGACAACATCGAACTTCAGGCCGGGGCACTTGGCCAGCTCTTCGGCCATCTTGGCGGCCTCTGCATCCTGCGCGGCCTTGGCGGCGTCCTCTGCCGCTCTGGTCTGCTCGTACTGCTGGCGGCCTTGCTTGGCCTGCTCGCTGCAGAAGCGGGGAAGTGTGGGCTTCAATTCGTCCCACTCGGCGTTGATTTCCTGCATGTCGGAGACGCTGCCGCCGTGGTCGGGGTGGTGCTTGCTGGCGAGGTCGCGATACATCGCGGTGCCTTCGGTGATGGTGCAGGGGCGGGGGTTGAACCATTTATAGGTTTTATATGTGGTGGTCATGTTGTTTCCTCCTGTGGGGCCGCTGGGCGGCTGTTCTTGTTTCGATGGCTTTATTATATCCGTCGACGTGTACCTTGTCAATACGTCTACGTGTAATTTGTAGGGTTGCACAGTAAACGTCTACGTGTTTTGTGCATCTTGTACACGTTGACGTATTGGGCGCGGTGTGGTATGATGGTTGTACTATATAAGAGGAGGCGACAACATGGCATCACCAGCACAGATACAGGCAAATGTTAGGTACAATCGCAGCCGGGACAGCATCACGATCCGGCCCAGCAAGGAGGACGGCGCAGCAGTGCGGCAGGCAGCAGCAGCAGCCGGGCAGAGTGTGCAAGGCTACATTATGCAGGCATGTTCCGAGAGGATGCAACGAGAAAATCACGATAAACCGAAAAACACTTGACAAAATCGCACTTACATAGTAAAATGTGTATAATGAGCGAACCACGCGAGGAAGCGAGCTTCCGCGGCGGGGCTCACTCATTATACAGTTTTAACGTATCAACGCAAAAAATAGGTTTCGGGCGTCCAGCTTTACCGCTGGGCGCTTTTTTTGTTGCTTTTTAAGGCAGGAGGGCGGCAACATGGCAGAGAAAAAGGCGGCGCAGGCCGTCCAGCTTGGAGAAGTGACCCGCAAGGCAATTGCAGGAGTCGAAAAAGCCAGGCAAGCAGCAGAACGCGGAGAACTCGTAGATAAGCGCGGAAACAGGATGAACCCGGCCAGCATTGCGAATCTGCGGCCAGGTACAGCAATAAAGGATATGGAGCCGGAACGAAGGCGGGAAATTCAGCAGGCAGGGCAGAAGGCCAGCGTTGAAGCCCAGAAGAAGCGCCGAACGATTAAGGAGATATATAGCGACCTGCTACAGCAGCCGGACAGCGTGGAAGGCTTGGAAGATGAGGAACTAGCCCAAACTGTGCAAGAGATGGCACAGAAGAGGGGAAAGCCGATAACTTTATATGAATCAATCGCGGTTGCGATGGCGGCGAAAGCGAAGGCCGGAGACGTCAAAGCGGCGGTGTTTGTGCGAGATTCTGCGGGCGATAAACCGGCTGACCAGATGGAGATTACAGCCGAAACAATGACCGATGCGGATAGAGAATTGATGCAGAACATACAGAAGCGATTGCAAAAGAACGATAATACGTGATTTCGCTGTTCGCTAAATAAGTATTTAGCGAAATAGTGGCCGGCAGCAGCGCGGCAGCAGGCGGAAACGGTGCGGAGCTGGGCGGAACCAGCAGGCGGAAACCGGGGACGGGCTGTAGATAAAGAAGGACGCGCGGGGGTATTTTTTTTGCGGCGGTCTGCCGGGAGAGGACAGGCGGCAGCAGGGTAGGGGGTACCCCCTATAAAGGGGGAGGCGGGGCTCATAGGTAGCGCGGCTTGGTACGAATATGTTCATTCCCCCAGCGAACATAAAAATAAATTCTCTCCCCTGCCACAAACATCCATGAAAAATGAAAGAAAACGCGGGATTGTATCGCAAGCAAGAAACAAGAGTACATATCCCCCCTATGAGGGAACTACACCCTGAATAGCAAAGGTTCCCTAAAAAAATAAAATTTTGAAATTTTGAGTATCCCGGCGCGGGTGTCAGTTTGAAAACCTCCTCTGACTATGGGACTAGGGCCGTCCGCTTCAAGACCCAGCGGCCACAATACAAAGCGTTCTGCTACGGCAGGGCGCTTTTTTATTTGCTGCATAGCCAGCTGCAAACTGGGCCTGACCAGTCAATGCGGCAAGGGCGCTGCGCTCCGCAAGCTACGGCGTGGCAAAGGTGCAAGGCCTATGTGCAGTACCAGAGGGCAGGGTCGCAACCTGTCTGTGTGAGCGTGTGCGGTATACCTCACAAATGATGACAATGGTCGTGCAAACGGCAAGCCGCACATGCCCTTGTAGCTCAATGGCAAGAGCCTTGGTGTGCCGGTTCAAGTCCGGCTGAGGGCACATGCTGGGTCACTCCCACCGGTGAAAGCCCGGCGCAGGCAAAACGCGATAGATAACCTGAACGCTGTAAGCAAAGCGGCAAGCCGATCAGGAGCGCGGCGCGATGGCAGACCGCAACGGGACTTCGAGAGCCTGAAAAAGTCTGCCCCACATCTGCTTGCGCGGACGCTGTTACTGACACCGTTGCGCGTTGTGGCCCCCCTTTAATCAAAGCAGAAACCGCGACCAGCGGACGGGATATAAATAACGCTGGATTACGTTGCAGGTGTGCAGCTGCAACGGGTGAGACCGGCATAGCATAAACCGGTAGGGCGGGTATGGGGAATTTTTGAGGAAATGGGGTGATGTGTTGACGCTGGAAGAGATGCGGGAACTTGAGCGCGAGGCGTGCAGGAAAGACCCGGTGTATTTTTGCGAAACATATTGCCACATTGAGGACAAGGACGCTGACGAGCTGATACAGCCGTTTACGCTGTGGGACGGGCAAAAAAAAGCACTGGTCGTGTTTGCCGAGAACCGGCTTGTTTGCGTGCTGAAAGCGCGTCAGCTGGGCTTTACATGGCTGGCGCTGGCAGAGGTAGCGCGGCTTGTGGCGCTGAACACAGGCCGTACTGCGATTGGCTTGAGCCGGTCAGAGGACGAGGCCAAAGAGCTTGTGCGCCGCCTTGCGGTGATACTGCGGTACATGCCGGGGCTTATCCGAGAGGTGGACACGCCGGGCGGCAGCGTTGCAGGTTGGACAGGGCCGGTATTCTACAAAAGCACAATGCAGGTGGTTGTGATGTGGCCGGACGGCCCGGAGAGCGTGTTTAAGGCGTTTCCGTCAAGCCCTGCTGCAGGCCGTTCGTTTACCGCTGATTTGATCGTGATAGACGAATGGGCGTTCCAGCAGTACGCAGAGGAAATATGGCAGGCCGCATACCCGGTTATCAACAGACCGTTCGGCGGGCGGGTCATCGGGCTGTCAACCATCAAACTGGGCACGCTGTTTGAGGAAATCTACACAAACCCCGGCAACGGTTTTGCAAAGCTGTTTTTGCCGTGGAGCACAGACCCGCGCCGCAGTGAGAAGTGGTACGCACAGACTGTTGCTGCGCTGGGCGAGGATAAAACGATGCAGGAGTACCCTGCAACTGAAGAAGAAGCGCTCTCCGCCCCCGGAGGGCGCTTTTTTAGTGAGCTTGACAAAGATACCCACTTGGTCGATGCGCCGCCTACAGGGTCGCTAAGACGCTATGTGACGATTGACTATGGCCTTGATATGCTGGCGGCACTTTGGATAGCTGTTGACACGCAGGGTCATGCAACGGTGTACCGGGTGGACGGCGGGCCGAACAAGACGATAGGTGAAGCGGCGGACTTGATTTTGCGCGATTCTGCCGAGGAAGAGATAGACATGTATCTTGCTCCACCTGACCTGTGGAACCGAAGTCAGGAGAGCGGCAAGAGCCGCGCACAGCTGTTCAGCGAGGCGGGGCTGCCGTTGGTGCAGAGTTCCCGAGATTTTCCGGCAGGATGCGCAGCCATGAAACAATGGCTGCGTAAGGACGAAAAGAGCGGGAAAGGGTATCTGACATTCTACAAACCGGGCGAGCTGTGGACGTGCCTGACGAAGATACAGAAGGATGATAAAAACCCCGATGTGTATGCGAAGAACCCGCACGGCCTGACGCATTACCCGGACGCATTACGCTATTTTTGCGTTTGGTGGACAAGCCCGGCGAAAAAACCTGTGAATATACGAAAGAGGCCGTGGACGGCGGACATGTACGAGGATTACAAGAACGCCAGCCCGAAAGACCGCAAAATGCTGATTGAGAAATGGGGGAACCCTGCATGAGATGCCCGACTTGCGGCGTAGAGTGCCGCGTGGATTCCAGCACGGAGGTGCTGAAATTTATCTGCCGAAGCAAGCAATGCCCGCGGTTCGGGCAGGTTGTGGGGGAGCTGGCACCGGGAAAAGCGGTGCAGAGGGTGAGTTACCCGGTGAATGACAAGGGAAACGGTGAGTAAGATTCACTTTGCCCTCATCCGGCCTGCGGGCCACCTTCCCCCACAGGGGAAGGCAAAGAAAATGATAGAAGAAGCGCTTATCCGAAAGGGTAGGCGCTTTTTTTATACAAATTTTTAGCCGGCGGGCGTTGTACGCGGAGGAACCTATGGACGAGTTTGAAAACGGCGTGACCGCTGGCGTAGCCGACCAGATTGACGACAACCCGACAGAAAATGTGGAAACTGTGGAAAGTGAAGTGGAAAGTGCCGCCCAAAACACGGAAACTGCCGCGGAACCGGAAATCCCAAACAATGTATGGGCCATTGCCCGCCAGCGCAGCGAGCGAGAGGCACAGCAGCGTGTGGACAGACAGTTTGCACAGCGCTTTGCCGGGTACAAAAACCCCGAGACCGGCGCGCCGGTCAAGTCGATGCAGGACTATTTCGCCGCACTGGACGCCCAGAACAAGCTTGACCGTCAGCGTGCAATCGAGCAGGCCACGGCGAACCAGACAGCGGAACAGAGAGCCGCGTTGCAGCGCCTTATCGACAACGACCCGGAGAAGGCACAGCTGAAAGCCGAGATGGAGGAGCTGAAAGCCGCCAGAGTCAACGACGAGGCGCAGGCAGCGTTCAATGCTGACTTTGTCGCGCTGCAAAAAATTGAGCCGAGCCTGAAAACCACCGCAGACCTTGCCAAGCTTGAAAATTTTGACAAGATGGTCGAGCTTGTGCAGAGAAACGGGCTGGACATGGTGACCGCTTATAAGGCGCTGAACTATGGCAAGGCCGTACAGAGCGGCACGGAGGCAGGACGGCAGGCGGCCATCAATGCGGCAAAAAGCAAAGGACACCTGGCCGCGCACGGCGGTGCCAATATGCCGGGCAAGGAAAAGACCATGAGCAGCGGGATGCTTGCGAAAGCGCATGAGTATTTCCCGGACAAGAGCGATGAGGAGCTGCAGAAGCTCTACAACTCGATTTGATTTTTTGTGTAAAGGAGACTGACTATGGCAGTTATTTTTAGCAAGGCAAGCGGCCTTGCCAATGATTTTTGGAATGAGTGGGCTGACCTGCTCACCATGAAAATGAAGGACACAGACAACGAGAAGAACAACGATGACGAGCTTGTCAATGCGCTGTTCAATGTCAAGAAGTCCAAGCGTTTCGGTGAGAAGATTGCGGGCATGTCTACCTTCTCCAACTTTGATCTGGTCGATGAGGGCGCGTCCAGCCCGCTGGATGATTTCGGCGAGGTTGAGCCCAAACTTATCCAGCATTCGGAGTTCAAGAAGGCGTTCCGCATCACCAAGACGATGATCGAGGACAACCAGTTCGATATGGCCGCTGCCCGCGCTGCTGCCTATGTGCGTGCCTACAAGCGCAGCCGTGCTGTGTTTGCTTCCAGCGCACTGACCAGCGCTGCCGCGACCTTTACTTACGGCGCAAAGACCGGGCTGGATTCCACCACCGCAGACGGCAAGGCCCTGTTTGCCAAAGATCATACCGGCAAGACCGGCGTTGCCGCGCAGAGCAATGTGTTCACCAATGCGCTGGGCACCGATGACGCGATGTTGAACAAGCTGGCGAATGTCGGTTTCAACTTCATGAATGCCTCCGGCAACCACATGGGCTATGTGTTCGACACCATCATCCTGCCTGCTAACCGCCCCGAGATGATCGTGCTGGCAAAGAAGATCGCCAACAGTGACCAGCAGGTCGGCAGCAACTTCAACGATGTGAACGTCAACAAGGGCATGTGGAAGCTGATCGTTGACCACCATTGGCAGGCTGCTGACGAGACGAACCCCTATATCATCATGAGTTCTCAGGCCAACAAGGACCTGCTGGGCAATGTGTTCTATGACCGTACCGCGATGGAGACCTTCCAGAATGTGGACACGATGACGCAGGATTTGATCACTTCCTGCCGTGGCCGTTTCAGCGCCGGTTTCGGAGATTGGCGGCACGTTATTTTGGGCGGCGCTACTGCTGGCAGCACGCTGACCTAAGGCGGTGCAGCATGGTTCCTAAAGGATTGAAAATCGGGGACACCTTTGAGGACGGCAAGCGGCTGTATGTTGTGGAGGCCGTGAACGGGGACGGGACGTATTATTCTCGGGCGGTAGAGAAATCCCCCAGACCTGCGGCCACCTCCCACGCAAGCGATGAGAGCAAGGGAAAACGGCGAACCAAGAAGCAGTAGTTTTAGCGGCTCTGCTGCGGCAGGGCCGCTTTTTTATCACATTTGCGGGGGCATGACCCCACAGGAGTGACGATATGAAGAAAGACGATAAGCAGACAAAAGACCTTGAAAAATGGCAGGGCAAGCTATCCAGCGCGAAATCCGCATACAGTGACACCCTGGAAAAGATGCGCAAGCGCGAGGCCATGTACTACGGCAGCCACGAAATACAGGGCGCCAAAAAGAACGCCACGAATGTGCGCAATATCATCTATGAATTGATTGAAAGTCAGGTGGATTCCAGCTACCCGATGCCGAAGGTCACAGCCATCCATGCGGAAGACCGGGACTTGGCGCGAAAGGCAGAAAACATGCTGCGCAATCAGGCACGGCGGATGCGGTTTATTGAACTGAACGACAGAAGCGAACGCACAGTGCCGGTGCAGGGCGCGGACTTTTTCCATGTGGAGTGGAACCCGGTTGCAGGGTATCACTGCACACTGGGCGATGTTGAAGTAGAGATGCGCCACCCACGGCAAGTTATCCCGCAGCCGGGCGTGTACCGCATTGAGGACATGGATTATATCTTTGTGCAGGTCTCAAAGAGCAAGGAATCGCTGGAAGCGCGGTACGGCATTACCATTGAGACCGACACAGAGGACGCGCCGGACGCGCGCGGGGGCGATGACAGCACCCACACAGGCGTTGTGACGCAGAACATTGTCTATTACAAGCACGACAAGGGCACAGTAGGCATGTTTAGCTGGGTAGGGTGCCAGGTGCTTGAAGATTTCCCCGATTATTATGCGCGCACGGCAGAGGTCTGCACGAAATGCGGACGGCGGCGCGTGGGGGATGTCTGTGTTTGCGGGAACAAGAAGTTTAAAGAACAGCCGGTTCAAACCCTTACGCTGACACAGGATGTACTTCTTAGCAGCGGCGAGATGCTGCCTGCACAGGTGCCGGGCGAGGATGTGCCCATTGTGAACCCAGACGGCAGTGTGCAGCGTGACAACGAGAGCGGCGAGGTCATTATGATGCCGGGCGAGATGCAGGCCAACGAGATACCGGCCTACAAACCGCACGGGTTCCCGATTGTGGAGCGAATAAACATTGCGGCATCGGACAAGTTTTTGGGTGTGTCGGATGTAGATATCATCGCTGACCAGCAGCAGGCTATCAACAAATACGGCACGAAGATTCAGGAAAAGCTGCTGAAAGGCGGCAGTTGGGTAGTGCTGCCGGAGGGCGTAAATGCGGAGCTGAACGATAACGAGCTGAAAATTTTGCGCGTTGACAACCCGAGCCAGAAAGCCATGATCGATGTTATCAATGTGCAGCCCAATGTGCAGAACGACCAGAACATGCTGGAAATGAATTACACTTGGGCGAAATCCACTTTGGGCATTACGGACGCATTTCAGGGGAAGTACGATTCTTCCGCTACATCGGGCAGTGCGAAGCAGTTCAGTGCGAACCAGAGCGCAGGCCGTTTGCAGAGCAAGCGAGAGATGAAGAACAACGCCTATGCGAAGCTGTACCGTATGATGTTTGAGTTTTTGCTGGCGTATGCCGATGAGCCGTACCCGATGACCGAGACCGACACGGACGGCGAACAGCAGTTCGGGCATTTTGACAGGATGGAGTTTTTGAAGCGGGACGCAGCCGGGGAATTGTACTGGAACGATGAATTTATCATTGAGGTAGACCCGGCAAGTAACCTTGCAAGCAACCGCGAACGGCTGTGGGATATGGTCGATGTGAAGTATCAGGCGGGCGGTTTTGGCAACATTACCGAGCCTGCAAGCCAGTACCGGCTGTGGACTTTCCTGAAAGAGACCGGATTCCCGTATGCAGCCACAATGCAGAAATCCATCAAAGAAGAGATGGACAAACAGGAAGCTATGCAGCAGGGGGTGATTGCAAATGACATGGGAACAAATCAAGCTGGCATCCTTGCAGAAGATGTTCGCCAGTGACGGCACAGACCTCTCGAATCCAGACGAAGCGACAAAAGAATATTTAAACGCGATGCCGCAGGCAGCCAACGAAGCCATTGAAATGATTTGCACTGCCGGGCGGTATTTACGCAAAAGCTACATGGTAGACAAAGACAAGGGCGAAAAGCTGACTGTAAATCTGGTTTATGAGGTGCCGGATTACTGGCGGATGGGTGCTACTGAGGTGTACAAGCTGGTGGACGATACCCCTGAACCTGTAGACGGGGTGGAGTTGTACGGCGGCAAGTACCTGGTTTTTCCGGCTGATTTTGAGGGCGAGTTTGAGTTTTTCTACGATGCTAAGCCCGCAACGCTGACGCTGGAAACGCCGGACACAAAAGAAATCGACCTGCCGGATGATGCCGTTGTACTGCTGCCGCTGTACATTGCCAGCCAGTTATACAAGGATGATGACATTGCCATTGCCACTTACTACCGCAACGAGTTTGAGACCGCCTTTGAACGACTGAAGAACCCGAGAACCGTAAGTAAGGAAAGCTTTACAAGCAATACAGGGTGGTGGTAAGCATGGCAACTTTTACGATACCCAGCCAGGTCGCCCGCAGCAAACTTGCGATTGATAAACTGCTTGGCATTGATTATACCAGCAACACCGCCAATGTAAGCGTGAGCCAAAGCCCCAACGCGCAGAACATGATACGGTCAGAACCCGGCAAGGTGCGCAAGCGGATGGGATATAAGCTGCGAGCGGCGTTTCCGGCCCGTGTGAACGGCTTCCACGAGCTAAAGGGTAAGAGCCTTATCCATGCGGGAACGGCACTATACGAGCTGCCAGAGGGCGGCAAGGAAGTAGGCAAGGCACTGTACAGCGACATGGCAGATGCCCGCAGCAAAAGCTGGCAGATGGACGATAAGCTGTTTATTGCCGATGGAAAGTGCCTGCTGGTATATGACGGCGAAACTGTAAAAAAAGCCAGTGACGATGCAAAAATCCCGACGCTGACGATTGCCAAACCACCGTCCGGCGGCGGCAAGCAGTATGACGCGTTGAACCTGCTGCAACCGAAGTTCAAGGAACTCTTTTTAGCAGATGGGACCAGCACCCAGTACCATTTGAGTTTTTCCGGGCTGGACAGTGCAAATGTGACGGTGCGCAAGTTGACGAGCAGCGGCAGTTGGAAGACGATGACCGGCGGATACAGCTGCAATGCGTCAACGGGGGTGGTAACGTTCAACACTGCGCCGGAGAAAAGCCCTGTTACCGGCGAGGATAACATTGAGATCACCGCAAGCCGTACCGTGAAAGGCTATGCGGACAGAATCAACAAATGTAATATCGGCATTTTGTTCGGCGTGAACGGAGCGACCGACCGCCTGTTTTTAAGCGGGAATCCGGACTATCCAAACCAGGACTGGTACAGCGGGCAGTATGACTTGACATACTGGCCCGACACCGGGTACAGCAAGGTAGGCACAGAGAAAAGCGCCATCATGGGATATTCCATCATTGAGAACCACATTGCGGCGCACAAGGACGAGAACGAGACAGACCGAAACGTAATTATCCGGCAGGGCAATTTGGTGGACAATGAACCGGCGTTTCCTGTTACAAACACGATCCAGGGGCCGGGCGCAATCGCCAAATACAGTTTTGCCTACTGCGCAAACGAGCCAATGTTTTTAACGAACTTAGGCATCTATGCAATCACGCCCAGTGACATTGTTGGCGAGAGATTCAGCCAGAACCGCAGTTACTACATGAACGGCAAGCTACTGGCCGAAGCAGGAAAGGGCGACGCCTACGCCTGTGTATACAAGGATATGTACTGGCTGTGCCTGAACGGCGTTGCCTACGTGCTGGACGGACAGCAGAATTTAGGCGCGAACAAAAACGAGCCGTACTCGACCCGGCAATATGCCTGCTTTTATGAGACGAATATCCCGGCGCGTGTAATGTGGGTGGATGAGACCGACCTATATTTTGGCGCTGACAACGGGAATGTATACCAGTTTTACAATGACCCAGATGATATTGCCAGTTACAACGATAACGGCGCTGTGATTTATGCCGAATGGGAAACACCGGACTTAGCTGGTACGCTTTTTTATAAAAACAAGAGTTTCCGCTATCTGGCGCTGCAAATGGCCCCCAGTGTTGTAACGAGCGTTGCAGTTTATGCCATGAAGCGCGGCATTTGGTCTAATATCTGGAACGACAGCGTGCACGCACGATTTTTTAGCTATCACCAGCTGCGCTATTCGCGCCTTACTTATTCTAACGACAAGACTTCGCGGACATTGCACAACAAAATCCGAATCAAACGAGTGGACAAGGCGCGGTTTCGTTTTGCAAACAATGCCTTAAATGAGCCGTTTGGATTGATGCAGATTGCCGTTGAGTTTGTGGAAAACGGAAACTTTAAGGGGTGAGAAAATGACATTTAGAGAAATATTACCAGCCGATTTGAGCGGCAAAGGCAACGTTGGCAAACCGGACACCCCGGGATACAGCACGGCAGAGATGCAGCGAGTCATGGATGAAATACCGCGAGAAGTCATTGTGCCGATTTTCAACCAGCTTGTGACGGCCCTGAACGAAATGGAGCTGGAAAACCGCACCCACAATGAGGGCGGCTGCCTGTATATCCGGCTAAACAGCGATAAAGTCATTGAGACGAGCAGCGACGGCAAGACATGGCAGGCAACCGGCAGCAGCGGCCACTTGATACTGGACGATGGCGGCGAGGAAATGCCGCAGCGAAGCCGGATGCAGTTTATTGGCGCAACCGTTACAGACAATAGCGGTGTGACACAGATAACGCTGCGCAAAGGTGATACTGGCGCACAAGGCCCGCAAGGTCCGGTAGGCCCGCAGGGGCCAGCAGGGGCACAGGGCAATATTGGCCCGCAGGGACCGCAGGGGATTCAAGGCCCGCGCGGCGTGCAGGGTTTGAACGGCGCGCAAGGGCCTACCGGTGCAACAGGTCCGACAGGCCCGCAGGGGCCGCAGGGTGAGAAGGGCGCAGACGGCACGAGCTTTGTTGTGCTGGGGCGCTACAACAGCCTAACGATGCTGGAAGGAGCACACCCCACCGGCAACAAGGGCGACGCTTACGCGGTGGGCAGCGAGACCAACAACGTTGTGTACCTTTGGGATGTAGACGCCAAGAAATGGAACCCCATCGGCAGTTTGCAAGGCCCGCAGGGGCCGAAGGGCGCACAGGGACCGCAAGGCGCTACCGGTGAGACAGGCCCGCAGGGGCCGAAGGGTGAAGTTGGCGCGGAAGGGCCGCAGGGCATCCGGGGGGAAAAGGGTGAAACCGGCGAGCGAGGGCCGCAGGGCATCCAGGGCTTGACAGGCGAACAAGGACCAATCGGTGCGACGGGCCCGCAGGGTGAGAAAGGCGACCCGGGTGTTATCCAGAACGTGAACGGCAAGACCGGGGAATCGGTATGGCTGAATGCGGAGGATGTGGGCGCAGAAAACAAGCATATCTACAAAACCGTTACGGTGCCTGCGTCAGCCTGGACTTCCGGCGAATGCACGGTGACGTGGGACGACGGCGGCACGAGCAGCTACACCACCTGCGCCACTGTCACGGTAGCCGGGGTGACGGCAGACAGCCGGGTTATCGTATCCGACCTCACGAGGGTGACGGATGCGGTGCGGATGGTAGCCGCGCTGGAACCCGGAGCCGGGGTGGTTAAGTTTTATGCGAACAGCGCGCCGACGAGCGCGGCGGTGTTTGTTTTGGAGGTGAGCCAATGAGTGGAGCACAGAACCCCTTGAACGTCTGCCCGTACTGGGTGGGCGACATACTCACAACGATGAGCGAAATCCAACCGGCACAGCGCTGGCCTGGGACAAGCTGGGAACGGATCACGGACTGCTTTTTGCGGGCGGCAGACAGCACGCACCCGGCGGGCAGTACTGGCGGTGCGTGGGAAGTGACGCAAACGGTGGAACAGTTGCCAAGTCACACTCACGCTTATGCCTCATACCAGCAGGGTTACCCGTCAAGTTACAGTGAAGCGGGTGCATATATAACCCCGATTGGACGAGTCCCATACAACCCAAGAGTACAGGGGGGAACAGAAAGTTCACCAACTGGCGGCAACAAGCCTATGCCCATCGTGAACAAGTACACGGCCTGTTATATGTGGAAGCGCACCGGCTGACCCCGAAGGGGGAGGCGGTAGCGGGAGGTGTTACCTGATGATGCAATTTTATGTGTGCCGCATGACACTTGAAGATGTGCCGGAAAAGTGGATGGATGCGGTGAAAGCCAGATTGGAGGGCGTGTAATGGCATTGCATGAAGTACAGCTGAAAGGGTACAGTGTTCGACCCGGCAGCTTATCGCTTGGCACTTTTGACAGTTACGGTATCGAGCAGCTGCATGTGACCCTTGACGATACTTGGAGCGGGCTTGCTGTAACGGCAACGTTTAACCCGCCGGAGGGCGAACCCGTTGAAATCCGTGTGCCAGAAAACGGCCTGATTGATGTGCCTGCCGAAGCAACCGCCAATGCGGGTACGGGCACTGTCGTGTATTGCGGCGTTGCCAATGGTGTGCAGCGCATCACAAAAACGCAGGGATACAACGTGTTTACGCACGGAAACGTTGGTACAACTGTGCCGTTTAATCCCAGCGAATCGCTTGCCACGCAGGTTTTGCAGGCTGCACTTAACGCAGAAAAGAACAGCGCGGAAGCAAAGATTGCGGCGGCAAACGCTGTAATCGCTGCCGCAAACAGTGCCGCCGCTGCCAAGAGCAGCGAAAATGCTGCTGCAAACAGTGCTACCGCCGCAAAGCTCAGTGAGAATGCAGCTGCGACCAGTGAAGACAATGCAAGAATCAGTGCGGGCGCGGCAGCGGTAAGCGAGGGCAAAGCGGCGGCAAGTGCAGACAAGGCAAAGGCCAACAAGACCGCGGCTGCAGAGAGTGAAAAGGCCGCTGCAGCGAGTGCTGTTGCCGCTGCAGGCAGTGCCGCGCAGGCGGAAACGCAGAAAACGGCGGCGGAAAAGTCTGCCAGTGATGCACAGGGTTACATGCAGACAGCAAGCGGCGCGGCAACCGCTGCCAATGCAAGCGCGGAAAACGCGGCGAGGTCAAAAGCTGCTGCAAAGGCCAGCGAAACCGCGGCTGCGGCGAGTGCTGTTGCCGCTGCAGGCAGCGCCGCTTATGCGGAACAGTGCGCCGCAAACAACGGCTACATGCAGATGGGCGTTGACCCCGACACGGGACACCTGATGTATACGCGCACGACCAATCTGAAAGATAAGATTGATTTTGCCATTGTCAATGGCACGAATTTGGAGGTACAGATTCATGGCTGATAGTTCTGTTTTTACCACCGATCTGGGCGCTGTGACCGCCTACTCCGATGCCAAGGCGCACGGCTACACCGGCACCCGTGAGGAGTTCGGCACGCTGCTGGCGAACGCGGGCAACAACCTGGCCGAGGCGAACGCGGCCAAGGCTGCCGCCCAGGCCAGTGCTACGCAGGCGGGCCAGAGCGCTACTGCTGCCGCCGCATCTGCCAAGGCCGCCGCGTCTGCCGTGGGCGCTACGTTCTACGGCGTGGAGTTCACCGGCAGCCCCTCGGCAGGTACGCGCACCGGCGCTGCCGCTGATTTTGTGTTTACCCCCGGCACCGATACCAGCGCCGGGCAGAACGACTTTGACGGCGTGTATCCGTGGGCGGGCATGCGGCGCTGCTGCTGCACGCTGAACGCGGACGGCACCGTGACGGTCAACGCCTACAAGGGCCAGCCCGGCTACATTGAGGACGGCACGAACGGTGAGGTGCTGGTTGAGGTGCCGCTCTTCTATGTCTCCGGCATGCTGGATGTCAATCCGCGCGTGTCGGCTGTGCCGATGCCGGGATTCCGCGCACCGCGGAAGTTCCAGAACGCGGACGGCTCCCTCAAGCAAAAGTGCTACCTGCCCGCCTTTCCGGGCAGCATCGGTGCGGACGGCAAGCTGCACAGCATTGCGGGCGTTGTCAGCACCGGCAACAAGACAATCTCGCAGTTCTTGGCTGCGGCGCGGCTTTGGGGTGAGACCTACTGCATCAATACCAGCGCCGACTTTGAGGTGCTGGCCTACTTGATGATCGTTGTGTATGGTACGCGGCATGTGCAGAGCAAAATCAACGGCTGCGTGAGCCTGTATGCGACCAACATTGCTGTTGCTGGTGCCCGCGCAAACGAGAGCGCTGTCACAGTTGCGAAAAACACGCTGGAGCCCGGCATGGTCATCTCGATCGGCACCGGCGCCGAGAACGAGAGCGTGGCAAATCGGCGCATCGTGACGGCCATCGAGGCCATTGAGGGCGACACTGCCAATGTGAAGGCCAGCTTCACCGGCGAGGCTGTAACCACGACCACCGATCACAAAATCTGGCGCATCATGCAGTCCACCGGCACGGCTAACAGTGTACTCTCCACCTGCGGCAGCCCTGTGAGCAACAGCGACGGCAAACACAGCTTTGTGTTTTACGGCGTGGAAAATCCCCTATATGGTAATCAGTGGCGCTTTGAGTGCGACTGGAAAATCGTGGACGGTGTTCCTTACATCTGTAACGACACCAACTACAACTGGTCGAGCGTTGAGAACTACACGAAGCTGGATTCCCTCAC